ACAGGACGCGAAAACGTAAAGCGGACTAACCTTGAAGCGAGAAGCCGTAAGTTCTAGACACCTTGGCGGTAGCAAGATGGGGAAAATGTAGTAGTCAGCCGTGTTGGGAAAGCGGATGCTGTGCCGGTCAAGAGCGTGGTGCAAGACCATCCGGATTGCAATCACAGACGCAGCGAGTACCACAATTATTTATGGAGAATTTATGCCTAAAAAGCACGACAAGCCAATAGAGCATAAGACTACCGGCAAGGGTAAGACTTACAACCCGACTGAAAAAGGCGCGGGAATGACCGCTAAAGGTCGTGCTGAGTATAACGCTAAGAATAATTCAAACCTAAAGCCTCCCGCACCAAACCCTAAAACTAAAGCTGACGAAGGCAGGAAAGCCAGCTTTTGTGCCCGTATGGGAGCAGTAGTTAAAAACGCCAAAGGCCCTGCAGAACGTGCTAAAGCCTCATTAAAGAATTGGAATTGCTAATGGCTACTAAACCAGGACTGTACGCAAACATTCACGCAAAGCAAGAGCGCATTAAGGCTGAGAAAGCCGCTGGTAAGCCAGTAGAAAGAATGCGCAAAGTTGGAAGTAAGGGCGCACCAACTAAAGAAGCATTTGCAGAATCAGCTAAGACAACAAAGAAAAAGTAATGCAAATAGTTGAGCGCAAGATTGAGGATTTAATTCCTTACGTAAACAACAGCCGGACACATTCTGACGCGCAAGTTGCTCAAATAGCTGCCAGCATTAAAGAGTTTGGCTGGACTAACCCGATACTTGTAGATGGCGACAAAGGCATCATAGCGGGGCATGGTCGGCTTTTAGCGGCTAGAAAGCTTGGGCATACACAAGTTCCGACAATCGAGCTAAAACACCTTACTCCGACCCAGCGCAAGGCTTACGTCATTGCCGACAATCAATTGGCTTTAAATGCTGGCTGGGATACAACTTTGCTAACTATTGAGTTAGATGAGTTATTAAAGGATGGTTTTGCGCTAGATATACTGGGCTTTAATGAGCAAGAAATTAAAACAATAATGAGTGATGTTAATTTTGATGCTGGCTCTGAAGAAGATCAAGGTAAGCTAGATCAATTAGACCCTAAGTGGATATGTTGCCCACATTGCGGTAAGGAGTTTGATGCTCGTGAAGCATGAACTTAAAATTGATTGGGCTACTCACGAAGCTGCGAAATTTGCTTGTGAGAAATGGCATTACAGTAAATGCTTGCCAGTTGGCAAATTAGTAAAGATTGGCGCATGGGAAGATGGTAAGTATATAGGATGTGTTATTTTTGGTAGGGGTGCAAACAACAATATGCTTAAACCTTTTGGGTTACAGCAGAATGATGGATGTGAACTAGTAAGAATTGCATTAAACAAACATAACAATCCAGTAAGTAAAATAATGGCATTAGCTATTAAGTTTCTAAAAAAATCACAACCAGACCTTAAATTAATTGTTTCTTATGCTGATCCAGAAGAAGGGCATCATGGAGGCATTTATCAGGCTTGTAATTGGATTTATACTGGATTAAGTAGTAAAGCAATAAAAGTTTTTTACAAAGGGAAGTGGTCACATAAAAAAACTGTTGATGATTCTGGTGTAAATCAAACTTTCCTAGATAAAAAGACTGTTGAAGGTAAACATAGATACTTAATGCCATTAGATGAGAAGATGAAGATTAAAGTTGCAAAGTTAGCAAAGCCTTACCCTAAGCGTATGAAGCAGGCAATAGTCGATACCCTCGACGTAGCGGCGGAGCATCACCGACCCATACGCTCCATTGATTTACAAGTTAGTAACATTTCCCCTTAATAAAATGATAGAGCATATTCCTAGCGCAGAAAACAAGAGATTAGTCGAGACATCGGCTGGTTTAGGCTTGCCTCATGAACAGATAGGGGCATTGATAGGCATTGATGATAAAACGCTTAGAAAGCACTATCGTACTGAGTTAGACGTAGGTAAGGCTAAAGCAAGCGCACAGATAGCTAAGACGTTATTTAACAAGGCTCAGGGCGGTGATACGACTGCATTAATCTGGTGGACTAAAGCTCAGATGCGTTGGGCTGAAACAGTTAAGCAGGAATTGACGGGTGCTGAAGGTGCTCCATTAATGACTGGAATAGAAGTTAAGTTTGTCAAAGCCAATGCAGAGTGAAATTACAAACGCCATAAGTAAGGCGGAGTTTCCTGAAAAACTGTCCGTATTATTTGAAAAGTCCAGATATAAGGTTCTATACGGTGGCCGAGGCGGTGCTAAGTCTTGGGGAGTAGCCAGAGCTTTACTTATCCTTGCAGCCAAAGACCAATTACGCGTCTTGTGTGCCCGTGAATTCCAAACTTCCCTTAAAGACTCAGTACATAAGCTGCTGTGCGACCAAATACAAGCTTTGGGGCTTGAAACCTTTTACGATGTGACGCAAGCCACAATAAGGGGCAAGAATGGCTCAGAGTTTAACTTTGTCGGCCTAAAGAATAACGTTGCTAATGTTAAGTCTTATGAAGGCGTTGATATATGCTGGGTAGAGGAAGCCCAAACGGTAAGCCGGTCTAGCTGGAATACCTTAGTTCCTACTATTCGTAAGGAAAAGTCTGAGATATGGATTACGTTCAACCCTGAGCTTGAGACTGACGAAACTTTCCAGCGGTTTGTAGTTCACGCACCAGATAACGCGATTGTTAGAAAAATCAATTGGTCTGATAACCCGTGGTTTCCCAAAACCTTGCAAGAGGAAAAAGACGCGTTAAAAAGCCGCGACATTCAGGCTTATAACAACGTTTGGGAGGGCTTGTGCCGCGTTACTGTTGACGGTGCTATCTTTGCCCATGAGATGCAACAAGCCGAGTTTGATGGCCGTATTACTAAAGTCCCATACGATCCGAGTAAGCCAGTTCATGCGGTGTTTGACCTTGGATGGGCTGACCATACGGCAATATGGTTCCTACAGTTCATAGGAATGGAAACTAGGCTTATCCGCTATATTCAGGATACGCAAAAGACCATGACGCACTATCTAGCTACATTGCAGACGTTTGGTTACGTTTACGATACGGTCTGGCTACCGCACGATGCACAGAATAAGACTTTAGCGGCTGCGGGCATGACGATTGAGGAAATTGTTAGGAACGCGGGATATAAGACTAGGGTTTTGGATAGAGTGCCGGTTGTTGACAGCATAAATGCGGCGCGTACAATCTTCCCAAAATGTTATTTTGATAGAGAAAACACTGCCGAAGGCTTACAATGCTTACGGCATTATCGGTACGAAGTTGACCCAGATACCAAGCAATTCAGCCGAAATCCGTTGCATGACCATTATTCGCACGGTGCTGACGCTTTTAGGTATATTGGATTGATGATTCAAGAACCGCGCAGATCGCGACCAAAAGCTTCCGCGCAACTTGGCAACCCTATGTCTTGGATGGCGTAAATGGCAAATAATCAACAAGGTGACTACGATCCTATTATCGAGGAAGCCAAACAATTCCTAAAGTTCTGTAATGACGCGGATACGATGAACCGTCAAGAAGCTTTGGAAGACCTAAAGTTTGTCAACGGCGACCAATGGCCTGTAGAGCTACAAAACAGTCGAAACCTTGAGTCTCGGCCTGTTCTGACTATCAATAAGCTTGACACTTACTGCCGCCAAGTTACCAACCAACAGCGTCAACAGCGGCCACGAATTAAAGTTCACGCTACTAATACAGTGGAAGATGCGGCAGAAGCCCAAGTGATTCAGGGCATCATTCGTCACATTGAAATTAACTCCAACGCTGACTATGCTTATGACAACGCGTTTGATTATGCGGTGCGTATGGGTTGGGGTTACATAAGAGTAAACACTAACTACGTATCTGAGGATTCATTTGACCAAGAGATTTATATTGATCCGGTCGATAATCCTTTTACTGTTTACCTAGACCCAAATTCAATACTGCCAGACGGTTCAGACGCTGAAAAGGCGATGATTACAACTGTTGTTAGCAAAGACAAGTTCCGCGAAATGTATCCAGACGCGGATGAGACTAATTTCAGTATGCGAGGCACTGGCGATACGCAGAACGAATGGATCATGAAGGAAGATATTCGGATCGCTGAATACTTCTACACAACGCGCAAGAAAAGCAAGCTGTGCCTACTGTCTGACGGCTCTCACGCTTATGAAGACGAGATAGACAAGGCTGGCATGGATCAGGCTGGCATTACTATTGTTTCCAAGCGCGATAGCTTTAAGAAGGTTATCAAGTGGAAAAAGATTACCGGCGTACAAGTGTTGGAAGAACGCGACCTGCCAGGTAAATATATTCCCCTAGTCCCTGTGTATGGCCGTCACATGATTATTGGTGACAAGCGTAAGAAGTTTGGCATGGTGCGGTTTGGTAAAGACCCGCAACGTATGTTTAACTTCTGGCAGACAAGCCTGACAGAATCGGTTGCGTTAGCTCCAAAGGCTAAATGGATCATGGCAGAAGGCCAAGACGAAGGCCACGAGAACGATTGGGCAATGGCTAACATTAAGTCCAATTCTTACCTGCGTTACAAGCAAACAGATATAGAAGGTAGGCCAGCACCAGCACCAACACGCTTACAGCCTGAGCCGCCACCTATGGGCGTAATGGCAGCCTCTCAGTCAATTAATGACGATATGAAGGCAATTATGGGCGTGTTTGATCCTGCCCAAATGCCTACAGGTAATATCAGCGGCAAGGCTTTGAACGGCCAGCAGCAGCAAGTTGACCTAACAAACTTTGATTATTACGACAACCTGACGCGTAGTTTGTGCCACGTTGGCAAGATCATTCTTGACCTAATCCCTAAGATTTACGACACGCAACGCGTAATGCGGATCATTGGCGACGATGGTAAACCAGACCTTTTGACCATTAATCAACAGGACGCAGTAGGCCGAGTGATGAACGATGTCACTGTCGGCACTTACGACGTGGTGATGGAAACTGGCCCTGGCTACAACAGCAAGCGTCAGGAAGCCGTTAATGCTATTGCGCCGATATTAAGTGCTGACCCTAATTTGATGGGGCAGATTGGCGACCTATGGTTTAGGAACATGGACTTCCCTGGCGCGGAAATTATTGCCGACCGTTTAGCGACCATGAATCCGTTGGCTAAGATTGATGAAAGATCGAAGATACCGCCACAAGTACAAATGAAGTTGCAACAGTCTGAGCAGCAGGTTCAAGAGCTACAACAGCAGTTGCAAGCTATGCAAATGGCGATGAAACAGCGTCAGGATATTGAACAAGTTAAACAGGACAACGAGAATAAGCGGGAGTTGATGCGGGCAACAGCCAAGGCTCACAATACTGAGACTATGGCCGAAGTTCGGGTTAATGACCAAAACACTAGGTCGATTACTAGCCAAAATAAGGTTGAAATTGAAGCGATTGTTCAGATGCTATTGCATCACATGGACACAAGCCGCCTGAATATGGAAATTGACCGCAGGAATGCAGAGCAAGCGCAAGCAATGACTATAGCGGCTACCGATATAGACGAGGGACAAAATCCGCTTGCACAATAGATTAAGCAGGATTAGTATTGCCAAAACCTTACCAGTTAGGTTTTAACTGGGTAAATTCTTGAGGAAACTCATGTCAGACGTAAAAGAAGCAGCAAGTGTATTAACAAGTGAAAATTCAGCCGAGTTTTATGCAAATAAGTTAGGTTTAGCTGATACTTCCCCAATTGAGGCCGTTGACGAAAGTCCGGAGCCAGTTAACGAGGAAAGCCAGAGTGAGCCTGAAGCTAAAACGGAAGCGGAAGCAGCAGACCAACCAAAGAAGCAAAACCCAAAGCTTGAAAAGCGGTTTTCAGAGTTAAGCAAAGCGCGTGATGCTGCAAGGCAGGAAGCAGCAAATGAACGTCAGCAACGCGAAGCACTGGAAGCACGCATAAAGGCATTGGAGCAGCCACAGCAAGCGGCGGTTTCTACGGATGAGCCAATACCAGAAGACTACCAAGACGCTTTCGATTATGCGAGAGACTTGGCTAAGTACGAGGCACGGCGAATCATACAAGCCGAAAAGCAAGCTGAAGCTCAAGTTAAAGCTCAAGAAGCGCAACAGAAAGTCTTATCGACTTGGACTGAGCGCATAAATGAGGCTAAAACTGAGCTACCAGACTACGATGAGATGGTTGCATCGTCTGACGTTGTGGTTCACGACGTTATACGCGACGCCATTTTGGAAAGCGATGTCGGGCCAAGAATTTTGTATCATTTGGCTGAGAACGAGGATTTCGCTAAAAAGTTTTCTGAGATGCCGCTGCCCCAGGCTTTGAAAGAATTGGGCAAGCTAGAAGCTAAATATACTTCTACTGAGGAAAGGTCTGTTGCGGTAAGGAAAAGTAAAGCACCGCCACCGATTAACCCGATAAAAGGAACTTCTAGTGCAATAGATACGCCGATCAATGATAAGGGCGAATTTACCGGCACTATCCAGCAATGGAAAGAACTCCGCAAAGCGGGCAAAATTCGGTAGCTAATTAATTTCTTTTTAGGAGCTACAAAATGGCAAATAACTTGCTAACCATTAGCAAGATCACCAACGAGGCGTTGATGGTCTTGGAGAATGAACTTACATTTACTTCAGAAGTAGATCGTAACTATGATGACCAATTCGCTGTTGTTGGCGGCAAGATTGGTAATACTGTAAACGTACGTCGCCCTGGTCGCTTTATCGGCACTACTGGCCCAGCGTTGAACGTTGAAGACTTTAACGAGACTTCAGTACCTGTAACTCTGTCAACCCAGTTCCACGTTGACACGCAGTTCACTACTCAAGACTTGGCGTTGTCCTTGGATATGTTCTCGGATCGCGTTCTAAAACCTGCTGTTGCTGCTATCGCCAACAAGATTGACCGTGACGGTATGGTTATGGCTACTGCCAACACTGCTAACATAGTTGGCACTGCTGGTACGCCTCCTACTGGTTTGATTACTTACCTGACCGGCCAGGCTTATCTTGATTCTGAAGGCGCACCACGTGATGGCCGTCGTTCATGTATCGTTGAGCCGTTTACTTCTGCGACTATCGTTGACAGCTTGAAGGGCCTGTTTGTGCCACAAGAAGCTATCGGCGAGCAGTATCGTAAGGGTTTGATGGGTCGTGATTCTGGTGGTATGAACTGGAAACTGGATCAAAACGTTGTGTCGCAACAGTTCGGTAACAACAGCACCACCACTGTTACTGCTTCGTGCAACACTACGACAGCTACTGGTTTCTTGACTACAGGTTGGGCATCATCGTCCACTATCAGCATTACTGCTGCTAATACTGGTACGCTGAATCTGAATGCTGGCGACACAATCACTATCGACGGCGTATTTGCTGTCAACCCACAGAACCGCCAAGCTTACGGCTCAAACAAGCTGCGTTCATTCGTAGTTAAGTCGGCTGTTTCTGTTGCTTCTGGTTCGTCAGTGTCTGTTGTGGTTTCTCCTGCTGTTATTACAGCCGGTCAATTCCAGAACGTGACTATTCCTACTACTTCGTCAAGTGCGGCTGTTACTCAGTTCAACAAGACAGGTATCGTTTCTCCGCAAAACATTATCATGCACCGCAATGCGTTTACGCTTGCAGTAGCTGACTTGGAATTGCCAGAAGGCGTTCACTTTGCAGGTCGTGCAAGCGACAAAGAAATAGGTCTGTCTATGCGTGTGGTTCGTCAATACACTATCAACAACGACTCGATTCCGACTCGTCTTGATGTGCTGTACGGCTGGGCTCCACTGTATCCAGAACTCGCTTGCCGCGTCGCAGCTTAATTTAGGAGATTATTATTATGGCAAATCCAGGCCCAGCAAGTACCCAAACGATTCACCCATCAAATCTAGCTACTAATCAGGCTATTCGTCTGCTTGCCTTTGCAAGCGCGGTTCCTATCAGTGCTACGGGTGACGCTTCAATAACTTTGCCTATTAACAATACAACTTCGTACTGCGTTCAGAACGTAGCTATCACTAACGCTAACAAAGATGTCAGCGGCGGTGCTTTGGCTATTTGGACTGCTCCAGCAGGTACGGGAACTGAAATTGTTACTAATGCAACGCTAACGAGCAACACTTCGGCTACTTATGTTACCAACGCTACTGTTGTGGCTGGTACTAAAGCAACCAATCTGTCGGCTCAAACTCTGTACGTAAAAGTTGGCACTGCCGTTTCTGGCGGTACTGTTGATATTTTTGTGTATGGTTTTGATTTTAGCGAATTTGTTTAATTATTAATTGGCTAGAAAGAAAAAAGCCGCTCTCTCAAGGGGTGGCTTTTTTCGCATGAAAGCCTATAATTAATGAAATTTTTGAAAGAATAAATTATGGCTAATACTTCAGTTTTCCGAGTAAATGGCCCGACTACGGTTGTGGCGGTGACTACTACTGCGTCCTCTGCTTTAACTGTTACGCCGATAGGTAGGGATCAAATTAACTACGCAGGATTGTTAAATACAAATAGCTTTCCTGTGGCTGTGACAATTGCTCCGCTTTCGGCTGAGGCTGCAACATTGCCTAGTTCTGGTACAACTAACAGCATTGTGTTGGGCGTTTCTATGCCAGCCCCAATGGTTGTGGCTGTTCCAGCTAATCAGTTTTCTATTACGGCAATTTGTGGTGGTTCTAATTCGGGCAACATTTATGTAACTCCGATGGCAGATCAAAGCTAGGACTTTTTATGTCTAATGATGTCTCATCACAAAGTACGACGAATATAGTTCCGGTGCAGGCTATTTTTAACCCTGCGCCGACTTATTCTTTAGTCACTTTGGTTGGCCCTGCTGGTAGCTTTTTTTACCCTAATATCAACCCTAGTCAATCAGGGTTGGCTATTACTAACAGCACGATTGATAGCTCACCGATTGGCTTATATAGCCCTTCAACAGCGGCTTTTACTTCGGCTACTGTTTCGGCTACTCCAACGGGCAGCAATGATGTAACAAACAAGGCTTATGTTGATTTTGTAGCAGCCGGATTAACTTGGAAACAAGCTGTTCGCGTTGCAACTACAGCAAACATAACAACTTTGTCGGGTTTATTGACAATTGACACCATTACCGTAACAGACGGCGAACGGGTATTAGTAAAGAACCAAGGCACGGCAGCTAATAACGGTATTTATACGGCTTCGGCTGGCCCGTGGGCAAGAGCTTCTGACGCTAATTCATGGGATGAATACGTAGGCGCAATCACCTTTGTAGAATCAGGCAGTCAGGCTGGTTCGGCTTGGTATTCGTCGGCACAGCCAGGCGGAACGCTTGGCGTAACAGACATTAATTGGTCTAACTTTAGCGTTGCATCTACTTATACGGCTGGCACAGGCTTAACTCTTTTAGCTAATCAATTCAGCATTACAAATACGGGCGTTACAGCCACTAATTACGGTTCGGCTAGTTCGGTAGCTACGTTCACAGTAAACGCTCAAGGGCAGCTTACAACGGCCTCTAGTACGTCAATTGGTATTGCGGCTAATCAGGTAACGTCTGGAACTTTTACTGTTGCTCAGGGTGGCACAGGTGCGGCTACGTTTACCGCTGGTTATTTAAAGGCAGACGGTACAAATGCTTTTGCGACTGTTTCAAACATTCCAAGTTCTGACATTACTGGACTCGGGACAATGGCAACGCAGAATTCAACTTCTGTATCCATTACAGGCGGTTCGGGTGCTTTTGGTACGCTTAAAACGCTTGGCCTTACAGGGTATTTAAAAGGCAACGACACGTCGGCTGTAACAGCTTCTGCAACGATTCCAAGCACGGATATTAGCGGTTTGGGTTCTATGGCTACGCAGAACGCTAACAGCGTGGCTATTACTGGTGGCACGATTACCGGCATTACAAATTTAGGCGCAGATTATCTCCAGTTAAATACAGGCGCAACGGTATCACCTGCTGTCGGCAAGCTTTGGTGGAACGGCGGCACTACTTTAAACGTTGGGATGACTACCAATGTTACGGCTCCGGTAAACGAATCGGAGTTTGTATATATAAAAGCAAGTTCGGCGATTACAAAAGGGCAGGTGGTGATGTTCACTGGCTCGGTTGGGGCAAGTGGTGTAATTACTGGCGCACCTGCTACTGGTGTAACAGACGGCACTTACATTATGGGTGTTGCTGCTGAAACCTTGGCATTAAATGATTTCGGTCTTGTGCAGTCATTTGGGTATTTGCGCGGTATAAACACTGCTGCTTTTATTGACGGCGATGTGCTTTGGTACGATCCGACGGTAACGGGTGGATTAACTAAAACTTTACCGTCTGCGCCTAATGTAAAAGTACAGATGGCGGCGGTTATTAATGCTAGTTCTGGCGGTTCAGGCGAAATATTTATTCGTATAAATGCTGGCTCAACTTTGGGCGGCACAGATAGTAACGTACAAATTACAGGCACTCCGTCTGACGGTTCTTTGCTGCAATATTACACAGCGGGTGGTTATTGGCGAAATGTTGCTGCGAGCACCGTTGCTGTAGGCACAGCGACTAATCTTGCGGGTGGTGATGTTGCGTCTATTCCTTATCAATCTGCTGCTGGAGCAACTGCATTTTTAGCTAGTGCAGCCGGAGACTCTGGTAAGGTTTTACAATCTAATGGAACGTCTGCGCCTACTTGGGCAACACCGGCAGCTTATGCAACTGTTACGGATGACACGACAACAAACGCTACACGTTATCCATTATTTGCGGCGGTAACGTCGGGCAGTTTAACTACTGAATACGTAAGTAGTACGAAATTACAATTTAATCCAAGTACCGGAGCTTTGACAGCTTCGCAACTTATCATTGCACCGTAAGGGAATATTATGGGACAGCTAGTTTTTCAAGCTACTTTAGGCGGCCAAGTTAATCTTGTCGGGCCTAATACTGCGTCAACTTTTAACCTAAATGTTCCTGCGGCAAGCGATACTATTGTGGCGCGGGACACCACAGATACGTTAACAAATAAGACGTTAACAAACCCAACGGTTACGAATTACGTTGAGACACGGTTTACAGCCAACTCCAGCACAGCTATTACGTTAAATCTTGCCAACGGAACTATGCAGGACATTACGTTGACAGGTAGCCCAACGATTACGATGCCGACTGCGGTTGCGGGCAAGTCTTTCCTTTTGTTGCTGCGTTCTGGTTCTGGTAGTTATACGGTTACTTGGACTACGGTCAAATGGCCTGGCGGTACTGCGCCAACGGTAACGGCTACGGCAAGTAGGTTGGATATATATTCATTTTTTAGTGATGGCACGAATTGGTACGGCGTAACCGTTAATCAGAACTACACTCCGTAAGGAAATTCAATGCCATCAAAAACGCACGGTATGTCAAAAACGCCAATTTACGCAATATGGCATTCTATGATGCAGCGTTGTTATGATTTAAATAGTCATGCGTATGAAAGATATGGCGCAAGAGGTATTGTCGTATGTGATTTTTGGAAAACTTTTGACGGATTTTATGCTGATATGGGAGACAAACCCAAAGGAATGTCTTTAGAACGCAAAGACGTAAATGGAGATTATTCACCAGAAAATGTCGTGTGGGCTAATGCAAAAACACAAGCCAACAACAGGCGCAGCAATGTGGTTCTTGAACATGATGGGCGAAAGCAAACTATGCAGCAATGGTGCGATGAACTTGGTCTTAAAATTGGAACTGTGTGGGCGCGTATTAATTTGTATGGCTATAGTGTTGAAAAGGCATTAACAAAGGGATGGAGGGCTAAAAATGTTTGCGGCATCTAAAACAAGCTCACCGGCTAGTGAAGCAAATTATATAGAATCGGTGTTTTCAACGTATCTCTATACGGGTAACGGCTCTACGCAAACTATTACCAATGGAATTGATCTGGCTGGTAAGGGTGGGTTGGTGTGGGTTAAAGAGCGGAACAGCACTGGATATAACCGCCTGTACGACACTATTCGAGGGACATCCAGTCAACTCTATTCCAACGTTACAAATGCTGCTGGTACACAAGCGGAGTTAAGCTCGTTTAACAGTAATGGCTTCACTCTAACTTCATTGGACGGGAACCTTTCTCCGCAACCCTACGTCTCATGGACATTCAGAGAACAAGCTAAGTTCTTTGATGTGGTGACGTATACGGGGACGGGCGTTGTGCAAAATATACCGCACAACTTAGGTTCAGTTCCGGGTTGCATAATTGTTAAATCCACAACTTCTGCTGAATGGTGGGCAGTACAACACAGGTCATTAGGTGCAACAAAAACTCTATATTTAAATTCTACAAACGCCCAAGAAACAAATGCAACAAACTGGAACAACACTGACCCAACAAGTACACAATTCACGGTAGGAACAAACTCGCCAACAAATTTTAGTGGCGCAACCTTTGTAGCCTACCTATTCGCGCATGACGCTGGTGGCTTTGGTCTTACTGGTACGGACAATGTGATTAGTTGTGGGTCTTGGGTTAATACAGGCTCTAATGTAACAGTCAATCTTGGGTATGAGCCTCAGTACATCATGATGAAGGCTTCTGGTACTACTAGCGATTGGTATGTTTGGGACACCATGCGTGGTTTAGTTGTTGATGGTAACTCTGGTACTGGAGACAAAGCACTATATCCAAATTTATCTTCCGCTGAAGTTGGGACTTTTGGAATTGAACCAACAGCAACAGGATTTATTGCAAGCGGCGGTTGGACTTCTACAACTTGGATTTACATAGCCATACGTCGCGGCCCTATGAAAACGCCAACTACTGGAACGAGTGTGTTTGTGCCTTACAACACAACATCGGTTGCAGCGGCAAATAGTGGTTCAACATCTGGAAGTGCTATCTATAACAATGGCTTCGTAACAGATACAGTTATTCAGGTAGATAAATCAAGTACATTTGGTTGGTACATGGGGAGTCGATTACAAGGCCCTTTTTATTTAAAAACAGAAACAACTGCCGCAGAAGGAACTTCTTCAGCAATTTTTTATGATAGCAATATAGGGGCATGGAATTACACTGCGTCTTATGGTGTGTATTCTTTCCGTCGCGCTCCCGGCTTCTTTGATGTGGTGTGCTATACGGGGACGGGTTCTACTGACCGCACAGTAAATCACAACTTGGGCGTTGCTCCCGAGATGATGATTGTGAGGATCAGGAACAATTACACAGTGGGGGTTGATGCGTCTGGAAACTGGGCTGTTTACCATGCTGCACTAGGTAATCAAGCGCGGGTGCAGTTGAACCTAACAAATGCCGTCACAACGGGAACCGGGGTTTGGTTTAGCACTACCCCAACGGCAACAACTTTTAAGACAAGCGCGGACGACTTAGTAAACAAGTCTGCATCTGGTTATGTCGCCTACCTATTCGCAACCTGCGCTGGTGTTTCTAAAGTAGGTAGCTATACAGGCACAGGTGCATTACAAACTATTCCTTGTGGCTTCGCTTCAGGGGCGAGGCTTGTTTTAATCAAACGCACAGACTCTACAGGTGATTGGTACGTATGGGATTCAGCGCGTGGAATTAGTTCAGGTAACGATCCATATTTATTAATAAACTCAACGGCGGCTGAAGTTACAGGAACCAATTACGTAGATACAGATACCACGGGCTTTAAAGTAACTGCGGCGGCTCCTGCTGCTATTAATGCTAATGGTGGGACGTTCATATTCTTAGCTATTGCTTAAAGGTTAATCATGCAAGTACGAATCAGAGAAACTGGCGCGGTAATGTACGAAGGTGAGTTTCGCGCACTTCACCCAAACACAGGTTTTCCACAACTACTAACAGTTGAGATACTCGACAACTTTGGTGCTGATACTGTATTTGAAGGGCCACAGGCTTCAGGTGGAACTGTATATCAATACTCACAAGCTGCCGGAGTAGAACAGGTAGACGGAAAGTGGTTTACTAAGTACGTATTAGGGCCTGTCTTTACTGATCGCGCTGAACAAGGTGATCAACCAGCACAAACGGCAGCAGAGCAAGAAGCTGCTTACAAAACTATGAAAGACGCAGAACAGGCTAAGTCTGTACGTACAAGCCGCAACGATAAGCTGAAAGACTGTGATTGGACGCAGATCGCTGACAGCACTGCGGATAAAGAAGTTTGGGCTACGTATCGGCAAGCATTGCGTGATGTAACAGCGCAAGCGGGTTTCCCTTGGAATATTGACTGGCCGGTTGCTCCATGAATTTTGAGTGGAAAATAACAGAACTTCACGCGGCAAAAGATAAGATTGCTTCTGCCAAATATTTTATTGAGGCTACGGATAGCGGCAATAAGGTTGAAACTGAGGGGTACTGTTATTTTAATGAGCCAGGAGATATTCCACTTGAGCAAATAACCGAAGTTCAGGTTATCCAGTGGATTAAAGATTCAACGACAAAAGACGGCGTTTGTCACATAACCAAACGGCTAGAAGAACAGCTAAATTATTTGGGTACGCAGAAAAAGGTAAATTTACCTTGGCGGCCTAAAACGTTTACTTTGGGCGTATGAATAATAAATTAATTACTTTAGAATTCACTATGCAAGAGCTTCAGCTAGTTGCTGCTGGCTTGCAAGAGTTGAAGTATAGGGAAGTGGTTAATCTGCTAATGCGGATAGATTCCCAAGTACAAAAACAAATGCAGCCAGAGGCACAAAATGACAAAACCGATTGAGATAATTAGCGGCGCATTAAAAGACATTGGTGCTTTAGAGGCTGGCGAAACTCCTACGCCTGAAGCTGCGCAAGACGCGCTCCAAATGTTGAACTTCATGTTAGATCAATGGTCTAACGAAAACATGATGGTTTTCAACGTAACGGAAATCATTTTCACGCTTATGTCTGGTCAAGTCCAATATACATTAGGCCCTAATCCCAGCACATTAAACTTTGTCGGTTCATCGTTTGACGGCTCTATTTCTGGCACGGTTTTAACAATAACTGGCATTAATTCCGGTGCTGTGGCCGTTGGTCAGACTTTATCCGGCACAGGTATCGCGGCAGGAACAAAGATTATTTCTAACATTACCGGCGCGGGTGGCAATGTTAACGAGCAAGGCACGTATCAAGTAAACATTCCGCAGACTGTAGCGGCCACTACGATTACAGCGTATTACCAAAAGCCTCTATATATTGATTCTGCGTTTGTCCGTATTAACACAACTTCTAACGGTCAGCCTATACAGGGTGGCGGTCTTGACTATCCGGTTGCTATTCTTGCGCTGCAACAATACGAGCAAATTGGACTCAAAACGTTAAACGGGCCGTGGCCTAAAGCGTTGTACTTTAATCCAAACGAGGTTAGCGGCAATTTGTTTGTTTGGCCTAATCCAGCGCAGGGCGAATTACACATTTTTGCCAACACGATATTCACCACGTTTGATACGTTGGACTATACCTATACGCTGCCGCAGGGCTACGATATGGCTCTCAGGTGGTGTTTAGCCGAGCGTTTAATGCCCATGTATGGCAAGGCTAGTCAAACTCAAATAGCGATGATTACGCAGTTTGCGGCTCAGTCTAAATCTACGCTCAAACGAACCAATATGTCGCCGTTACAGACTTCAAGCTATCCCGATGTATTGTTGGGCGGGAAAGCTAAAGATGCTGGTTGGATACTTTCGGGCGGTTTCCTATAAAGGTTTATCATGCCTGATTTTGGTTTTGTTGGCCCTAGTTACGAAGCACCTTCAATCTATCAAGATGCACAGGAGTGTATAAACTGGCGTCCTGAAATTGATCCAACCAAACAGCCTGGTCAGCGTGGCGTTGTTGCGCTCTATCCAACCCCAGGATTAACTACTAAATCAGTTTTAACGGCTCAATCTGTAGTTCGTGGATTGCATACTGTTTCTAGTAGCGATTACATGATTGCCGTTTGTGGCCCGTATGTTTATGTTTTGGACGCTTCGTTTAATGCTTCGATTATTGGTCAATTAAATACAAGCACTGGCAGAGTAGGGCTAACTGACAACGGTCAGAATGTTTATATTGTTGACGGGGCTTACCGTTATACGTGGCGCATTTCTACTCCTGCAACGGCTGTTTTTACTGGTTCTATTTCAGGAACTACTTTAACTGTTGATTCCGTATCTAGTGGAACGTTGGCAGTTGGGCAGGTAGTTTTTGGTCTTGGCGTTACGCAAGAAACCATTATTACTGCTTTAGGAACGGGAACTGGCGGCATTGGTAATTACACGGTTAATATTTCTCAGTCTATTGCTATAGAGTCGATGAATACGGCTGCTGCTGCGGCAATAGTTACTGGTTCCATTTCAAGTGGTGTAAATAGCGTCACTATTACTAATCAAGGTTCTGGTTATTCAAACCCGATAGTTAGTTTTGGAACACTTTGGACGGCGACCACAGTCGTTGCGACGAATGCTCAAATTTATTTTGGAAGTAATCTTTACACCGCTACTACTGGTGGCACTACCGGCTCTACTGCTCCTACTCATACAAGTGGTTCGGCAGCTAATGGGACTACAACATTAGCGTGGGCTGGTACTCCGGCCACAGGGACGTGTACACAAGTAGGTGGAAAAATTGACGCGGTTAGCATGGCTAACTTTGGTTCTGGTTATACAACCGCTCCAACCGTTAATTTTGCTGATAGTTTAGGTGGAACAGGTACGTCGGCCACCGGCACGGCGGTAATGGTTGCCAACTCTTTACAGGTTACAGCGGTCACGTCTGGCACTCTTTATCTTGGCCAGACCATACAAGGCACGGGAGTAACCGCAGGAACGGTGCTTATAAGCTTTGGAACAGGCTCTGGTGGGCTCGGAACATACGGAGTAAGTTCAGCGGGAGCGGTTTCCAGCACAACGCTTTACGCGCTTAACTGGACTGTTTTGCCTAATACCGATGGCGCGTTTTCGGGTGCTACGTCTGTAGATATTTTAGACAATTACTTTGTTTATAATCGTCCAGATTCCCAAGAGTTTGGTTCGTCTGATTTATTGTCGCCCATTTCTAACGGATTAAATTATTCGTTTAAAGACGGTGCGCCAGACGATTTGGTGGCGTTAATTGTTGACCATCGAGAAATATACCTTCTGGGGTATAACTCAAGTGAGGCTTGGGTTGATGTTGGTTCGGTTCCTTTTCCTTTTCAGCGGATACCTGGCACAAACACCCAGCACGGCATTGCCGCCAAATATTCTATTTCTAGGCTCGGCAACAGTTTTGCTTATGTAAGCCAAAACTCGCGTGGTCAAGCTCAGATTATGCAAATGAACGGCTACAAGCCTGAGCGTATATCTACTCACGCTGTTGAAAACTCATTAGTTAATCAAACGATTGACGATGCTATTGCATGGACGTATCAAATTGAAGGTCACGAATGCTATGTTGTAAGTTTCCCAACTATTAATTTGACATGGGTTTACGACATAGCTACGCAAATGTGGCACAAAATGATGTATTGGAACAATGACGGCACTTACAGTCGGCATCGTGGAAATTGCGCTTGTTTGTTTCAGGGCATGGTCATTGTTGGCGATTACGAAAACGGCAAGCTTTACCAATTAGACCAAACAAACTACACGGATGACGGCCAGCACGTTCGCAGGTTACGTCGTGCGCCTCATTTGGTAGCTGATTTACAGCGTCAGTATTTTGACGAATTCCAGATTCAGTTCCAGCCTGGTGTTGGCAATAGCGGCAGCTTTTTTATATCAAACCCAGCAAACCCAAACGCTATTTACTTGGGCGATTCGTACACTATTGGCGACACTGAAACTTTTCTAATTGCTGTTAATGGCATTTATGTTTTGGCGACTCAGCCGGTGATTTTGGATAACTCAGTATCTAACCCACAGGCTATGTTGCGTTGGTCTAATGATGGCGGTTCTACGTGGTCTAAGGAGTATTGGGTCAGCATTGGGGCGATGGGTAAATACAAGAATCGTGCTATTTGGCGGCGGTTAGGTATGGCTCGAGATAAAGTCTTTGAAGTGGTGGTTACTGACCCAGTAAAGGCGGTAATTGTGTCGGCAAATTTAAAAGCCACGGAAGGTGAGAATTAATGACTATTACTAGAAACACAAGTCAGATTCAGCCGTACCCACAAACTGAATTTTTAGACCCTGTAACTAATCGGCCAACTAGACCTTGGCAGCAATTCTTTTTGAACCTGCTTAATTACTCAAGCGCAAGCTCTGCTACTGCTGGAACGGCTGTTTTACCTAGTGCTCCGGTGGGGTTTTTAAATGTTACGGTAAACGGAAAACCTTACAAGGTTCCGTATTACAATCCTTGAAATTGTTAAGGGCATACTATGGCAACAAGTAAAAGTTCTACTGGTGGAATGAGTGGTGGCGGTACTGGTGTTGCTCCTAGAGCGGCTCCCGTAAGTTTGGGCACAATTTATTCTGCCCCTGTTGTTGCGGCTCCTGTTGCCGCCCGCGTTGCTGCGCCTGTCGCTGCGCCAAATACAATTGCAAATATTGGATTACCTGCGACAAATATTGCTCCAACTGCAGGTAGTAAAGTTAGTCAAGTTGGTGTTTATAACGCACCGTCAAATGCTGCTGTTTCAACCGCAACAATTGATAAATTACTTGCCGATAATAAAAGCAAAAACACTGACCCTAATATTTTAACGGGCGACAAACTTAAATCTCTTGAGACAAAAGGAAAAATTAGCTCAGATTTAGGAAATTTAGCTTCCGTTAATTCATCCGTTGCTAAAGGTGCTGCGGCTCTTAATCTTATTAAAAACGAAGCTCCTGTTGGTATGTCTGGCACATTTAAGCCTAGTTACACAGGTGATTTTAATACTGCTGCAAAAGCTTTGGGTGTTGACCTTACTTCGTTTACAAAAATTACTGCCGGCCCTATGGGCACAAAAGTAACAACTTTAGATAAAGACGCTGCTTATAACGCAATTAATTCAAAAGCAAATGAAAAGAATTTATATGCAATTACTGAGCGTCAAGTAGGCAGTTCGGGCTCGGGCAAAAATGCTGTTCATACCACTACTTTATATCAAGGGGCTGAAGGTAATTTACAACCTGTACTTGGACAAGATAACAAGCCGTTAACTTCTAGCTTTAAAGCAGACACTTTTACAAAAGACGAGGGATTTTTTGGCGGTCTTATAAGTGGTGTTGCGGGTATTGCTGAAACCTTGCAACCTGTTTTGATTGCAATGGGTGCTGCAAATGGTTTGAATTATATTTTAAACGGAATTAATTCTGCGGGCGTTGCCTCTGGAACATTAGACGCGGTTAAAAAATCCACTAGTGATATTGCTTTTGGTTTTGCCAAAGATATTGGAGGTTCAATTGCTCGGGATCAAATAAGCAAAGAGTACGGAGCCACTGCCGGAAATGTTGCTGGTTTTGGTTTAAATGCGACTGGATTTGGCAGGCAGGATGTTTTTGGAACTGGTGGAATAGCTAAAACTTTAGATACTGGTGATGTAACTGGTGCTTTAACAAGCGACCAAGTAGCCGGTGGTGGCCAACCATACGATTGGACAGGTACGGGCGGCGTAGTTTCAGGCTATGGCGGCGGCGGTGTTGATTTAGGGGATTATGTTGATGACGCAATAAATATTTCTACTGGCGCTAGTGGCTTTCCAATTAATGACATAACCAATGTATCTACGGGCGCAAGCGGCTTTCCTTTAAATCTTGATATTTTAAATAATGCCGCAACTAGTTCAACGCCAAACGGAGACGGAACTACTACATTTAATTTTGATGATGGTTCATCAATTACGGCAGATAACGCTGGCAATGTATTTAACACTACAGACAGCACCGGCACGGTAATTGGCGGTTCTAGTGGTTTGCCTGGCTATACAGGCAGTTTAACTGGCCCGTTTCAACCTGGCGGTGGTGGGGTTACAACCGGCGGCGGCACAAGTGGCGCGGGTACTGGCGGTGTTGGCACTGGTGGTACGGGTGGAACTGCTGGCGGTGTTGATTTAGGAAAAGCACTTAGTGGATTAAGCAACTATCAAGCGGCTGGTTCTGCTGCGCAAGCTGCTGCGGCCATATATGCGGCTAATCAACAAGCTCAAGCGGCTAAATACGCACAAGATTTACAACAAAAACGATTTGATTTAATTAATGCGCAATTTGCTCCGCAGCGTGGGGCTGGTTATTCGGCACTTAATCAAATACGTGGAATGTTGCCTGGTCAGTATCAGCAATATGGTGAAACTGGCGCGCCTACACAAATGGCAACGGGCACTGATTATTTAACGCGTCAATTTGGCCCACAAGATTTATATGCTGGATTAGCTCCAAACTATAACTTTATGTTGGGACAAGGCCAACAAGCTGCCCAACGTCAGGCCAACGTTGGTGGTGGTGCTTTGGGTGGTAATGCACAAGCAGCGTTGCAAAGATACACGCAGGATTACGCTGGTAATGCTTATCAAAATGCTTTTGGTAATTTCCAAACTCAGCGCGGCAATATTTATAATACGTTGGCTGGCATTGCTGGTATTGGACAAACAGCGCAAAACACAACCGCACAAGCTGGACAAAATGCGACCAATGCAATTAGTCAACTGGGTGTAGGTAGTGCTGCGGCTCAAGCTGCTGGCATTACAGGCGCGGCTAATGCTGTTGCGGGTGGTTTGCAAAATTACGGAGTTAATCAAACATTAGCGCAAATACTTGGTCAAAACCAAAATGTTGCTCAAAACCCTAATGCACAAGGATAGATCATGGCTGATTATCAATTCAATACTCAATTAGGGCCGACAACAAAACCAATGTCTTTGGGGGATATGCTTGGTTTAGCTGGTGGGATTCAAAATTTCCAACAGACTCAGCAAATGAATCCTTTGTTGTTGCAAGAAGCACAGCAACGGCTTCGTCAACAACAGCTATCTACTCAAAAAGCTGAGGCTCTTACGCCTGAAGAAATACAAACTGGTGTTGTTACGCAACAAGAACAGCGTAAACGTCAGCCGATGGAAACAAGCAGCAAGCAATTAGAGTTAGACAAACAAACAGGTAGTTTAGCCATTCAAATTATTGGTGGTGTTGGTACTGATCCGCGCATTTTAAATGCGGCACAAGACCCAAACGGGGCAAGAGAAGCATTATCACAAGCTGAGGAGGTAATGATTGCTCAAGGCATCAAGCCAGAAACAGCAAGATTATTTTTAGCTCCGATAATGGCTGTGGCTACTAAAGAGCCTAATAAATTGCCGCAAGTTATGAAAAACTTGTCTAGCATGGGCACGACTTCAGAGTCACAAACAGGCAAAATGACACCGCAGCTTACTACTGGTGCTAATGGTGCTCCTGCAACTTACACGTCTGGAACGGGTACGCTTTCAACGCCTAACATTCAATCTGGCGGTATGCAGCCACAAGGTCAACCGCAAGGCCAGCCACAAGCACAGCCGCAACAAATGCCTGTAATTGGTGGTGTTCCTCTTTCTTACCCTGTGCGTCGTGCGGGAGATATTAGGCCGCTTGATCCTAGTGAAGCTGCCGATTTAAAAACACAACAACAACACCGTCAATCTTTAATTGAGCGGCAAAGAAGTTTAAGTTCTGCCGAGCGAGTATCTGACGAAGTTATTAAGACAGCGGAAAAGCTAGAAAAAGAAGCATTTTTTAGCAAGGGCGGTATTGCTGCAAATATTGAGCGCAAATTAAGAATGTTTGCACAAAGCGAAACATACGATGCGCTTGCCAAAGACTTGGCTAATCAAGCACTAGCTAACGCTAAAGTATTGGGTATTTCTGATTCTGTTGGCGGTTTAAATATGTCAGAGGCAGCTACCGGCTCAATCAAAATACCACCTGACGTTTTAATACAAATTGCCAGAAGAAATAAGGCGAATCAAGTTGATATTGATTTGCAATCAAAAGCAAAGAATAGATTTGCCCAGCAGTTTGGCGACAATAACGGCTCAACATTTGACCAAGTATGGCGTAACAATAGCGACAATTTATTGTTTGAGGCTATGTCAATTGACAAGTCTAAAATGCCTTATGCTGACAAACAGAAAGCTATTAAAAAGCTTTTTTCTGAAATGTCGCCTCAAGACCTTGCAGATTTTAAGAACAAAAAAGCTAACATTGAAGCAATGGTAAACGGCAACTTTACTGGGATTAAATAATGGGTGCTTTAGATGAGTTTTTAGCTGGTGAAAAAGGCGTTCAACCGCAAGATATGGCTGCGCCTAAAAGAACTCGACCTATTAACCCGTCGGATATTAACGACCCGCGTAACTTTAACGCTAAAGACCCTGCTACATTAAAACAGTTAGATGGTTTTTATAAAGTTCAACCTAAAACAGATCAACGTCTTGCAATATTGCAGCAAGAATTAGCCGACGAACAGACAAAATTACAGTCTGGGGATACTCGCGCACAAGCAAATATTGATGCTCTTAATCGAGAAATTCAGTTTGTTGGCGGTAAAGCTCCGGCAAAACAAACGCAAACTTCAGGCAGCGCATTAGATGATTTTCTATCTGGTGGTCAGCCTCAAGAGCTTGGGCCACCCGTTAAAGTATCGGTTTCCGGTGGTGCTCCCATAAAGCAAATGCCTCCAACTCCTATGCCAGCAGAACCGTCCGTAATGGACAAGTTTGGGCGTAGGGTAGCCGGTCTTGCGGATACGGCTATAGGTGGCATTCAAACGTTGCCAGGCATGGCATTGGCTGAAACTGGCTATGCAGGTGTGCGGGCAATGGAGGGGCTAGGATTAGCCGAGCCTGGTCGTGCAGAGCGTGGCAGGGAAGAAGCTTATAAACGCTTTGTAGAGCCATTCGCGCAGCCTGTTGGTCAGACTATGGGCGTTACTGGCACGCCTGAATACAAGGGCGAAGCAAGCCAGCAGGTAATGCAATTTGTCAGTGAGAACTTAGACAAAGGTGCGGATTGGATTTCTCAGAATACGGGAGTTCCTAAATCTGACGTTCAAAACATGATGAATACCTTAATGGTTGCGGCTCCTAGTGCGGCTAAAGGTGTAAAGAATGTATTGCAAGAACAGTTAGCGGGTAAAGCTCCGGTTGCTCCAAAAGTTGAGCCTACAATGGCCGAAAAGCCTAGAGTTACTTACGACGAATTGCAAAAGCAATTACAACGTAAGAAAGGCAAGCCGTTTGAAATGCCGATGGCTGGTGTTGGTGCGGCCAAAGTTGCGGATGCTTCAGTATTCGCAGAGGCAAAAGCTAGGGCAACTCCTGAATTGCGCGCAGATTTAGAAAAGATTAAGCCTGGCGATATAAATGTAGATGCTTTGAATCGCATTATGCAAGCGGATCAACTTGACGTTCCTGTTCGTTTAATGCGTGGTCAGGCTACACAAGACCCAATGATTATTAGTAATGAGCGTAATCAGCGCGGGCTTAAAGAACAAACTGTTGCCAGATTAAACGAGCAAAACAAAGCTTTGCAGGAAAACGTTAATCTAATGAAGGAAAGAGTTGCTCCTGATATAAATACAACCAGTTTTGTTGAAGATGCGGAAAACGCTATTGGGCGTATGTCTGACCGTATTAAAACTGACGATACAAAAATTACAGAAGCTTACAACGCGTTAAAAGATTACGGAGCTGGCAAGCTTGAGGTTGATAGCCAAACTTTTGGCAATAAAGCACTTAAAGCACTTGGTGAATTTGACGAACAAGAGTTTTTGCCTTCATCTATTCTAAGTCGGATTAATTCCTACAAAGAAGGTAAGCCGATGAACTTTAATCAGTTTGAGAATCTTCGGACTGTATTGGCTAGGGAAACACGCAAAGCACAAGCGGCAAACGATGGTAATGCGGTTCATGCGTTGACTGTTGTTCGTAGCGAGCTAGAGAAAATGCCGTTATTAAACGAAACTGGCGAAGCTAAGGTTTTGGCTGACAAAGCTAGATCGTTGGCAAAATCACAGTTTGATTTGTTGGATAAGAAACGCGACACATACAATCCACTTTATGCGGATGTTATGAATGGCGTATCTGATACAAAAGACTTTATACCTAAGACAATATTTAGGTCTAAGAATAAAGATTTTGTTAAAACAATAGATACAATAAAAGATGATCCGCAGTCTATGCAGCATTTGCGTTCTGGTGCGTTGGATTACATGATTAGAGAATCAACAGACGCAAGCGGCAACTTTTTAACTGGCAAATTTAATAAATTGGTTGATAGCCTTGATGTAAACAAAAAGCTTGATGTTTTGTTTGGGCCTGACGCTAAAAAAATTAGGGCTATAGCTGCGGTTGGTAAAGATGTTGAAGCTAGGCCAAGAGGCGCATTTGTTAATGAGTCCAACACTGCTGTTGCTGCCGCTCAAATGGCTAAACAATACGGCACAGAATTAGCGAAACGGATTCCTGGGGTTGGTGCCGTAATTGAGCCAGCACAGCAAATTTTTGAGCAACGCAGGGCTGCAAAAGAATCAAAAAAGACACTTAGACCGGCTGCCGGTGTGCGGCTTTCAGATATAGGGAAAAAATAATGGCTGTTAATCTTGCGCCTATTGGAAACGGATTCCAATTTTTTGATTCTTTGGGTAATGTGCTGGCCGGTGGTTATCTTTACACTTACCAAGCTGGTTCTAGCACTCCGCTTGCTACTTACACGACTTCAACCGGTACGGTAGCCAATACCAACCCTATTGTGTTGGGAACTGACGGAAGGCCACCACAAGAGATTTGGCTAACTTCTGGATACAGCTATAAGTTTGTACTAGCAGACAGCACAAACGCCACTATAGGCACGTATGACAATTTGTATGGCATTTTAGGTTCGTCGGCCACTGTTACGCCTATCCCAACGGGAGGCATTATTATGTGGTCGGGTGCAATTGGCTCTATACCAACAGGTTATGTCATTTGCGATGGCACGAACGGGACGCCTGACCTGCGCGATAGATTTATCGTTGGTGCTGGTAATTCTTACTCTGTAGGCAATACGGGTGGTTTTGTCAGTTCTGGCGTAGTTACAAACGTGGGCACAAACAATCCTCTTTATTACGCTTTAGCTTACATACAGAAAACTTAAATGGGGGATATTGTGGCAGACGTCGATTTGTTTAAATACGGTCAGTTAGTTGCTCAAGTCGATTCCCTTGATAAAAAGGTCGATAAGCTTGAAAGCAAAATAGAAGAACTATTAGAGTTAGCAAATAAAGGCAAAGGCGGTATGTGGTTTGGAATGATGTTTATTTCATCTATTAGCGCATTGTCTGGCTATCTTATTAATTTGGTTAATAAAAATTGACCCAATTACTATTCTTGCGGCTGCAAAAACTGCTGCTGCCGCTATACGTAAAGGCTGCGAACTTTATCAAGAGTACAAAGCAGAAGGCATGGAATTGGTCGATGCTTACGGCCAAGCCAAAGACGTTGTACAAGATATTAGTAAGCATTTGGGCGGGTTTTTTAAAGCGCATGAGCAACTTGAAAAACACGTTCACGAAGAAGAATTAAAGACCAAAAAGATACGTGACCCAGAGTTATCTTTAAATCAGGAAGCATTTAACCGAGTGTTGGCGCAGAAAGAAATGCTGCGGTTAGAGACTGAACTAAGAGAAATGATGGTTTATCAAGCACCACCGGAGTTAGGGGCTGTTTGGTCAGAGTTTGAAATAATGCGGGAACGAGTAAAAGAAGAAAGAGCCGAAGTTCAACGCCAAGAATTTAAAAAACAGCAGGCGGTAAGATGGCGACGGGCAAATATAAAAAGAAAAATCGCGGAGCAAATGACGTCAATTCTCGCGGTGCTATTTATAATAATTTGGTTCCTATGCCTAATGATCCTGATAAGGACGAGTCACACATACCGTTCACTTTACTCATCGCCTTATTGGTCATGTGTATTGTGCTGATTGTTGCATTGCCTGTCATGGGAATAATGTACCTTGATATGAATAACGCTACCAACGCAGCTATGCAAGAAATAAAGAAAATGCGTGAGTTACGGGCCAAGATACTAATTGAAATACGAGGCGAATAATGCTGACATTACTTTCAACGCTGGTTTCGTTCTTAATGGGTGGATTGCCTAAGATATTGGATTTCTTTCAAGATAAGGCAGACAAGTCCCATGAGCTACAGCTTGCCCAAATGCAGACTGAGCGCGAATTACAACTAGCTGCGGCTGGATACGTGGCTCAACAGCAGATTGAGGCTATTAGGCTTGACGAGATAAAGACGCAAACAACGTCAGACGAAAAGATTAGTTTAATAGACGCTCAAAAGTCCGAGATGCAGGCTATTTATACCCATGATGCGTCACTATCTGAAGGCACAAGTCAGTGGATGAAAGACTTACGAGCTTCGGTTCGGCCTGTTATTACTTACGGGTTTTTCTTTTTGCTGGTTGGTATAGATGGGGTTTTGGCTTACAAAGGGTTAACTAGCGGCGTAGACTTTAATGCTTTAGCTGACCAATTATGGGATAACGAAACCCAAGCATTGTTTGCTTCGATTATTGCGTTTCACTTTGGCGGTCGGGCGTTTGGAAAATGATTAGTCCCAAAGCTTTGAAAATGATCCAACACCATGAGGGCACAAAGTTAAAGCCTTATAGGTGTCCAGCAAATCTTTGGACAATTGGCACAGGTCACGTTTTATACCCAGAGCAAGGGACAATGAAATTTGAGGATAGGCTGCAATTCCAGTTAAAACCACAAGATAATCGAATATTTACAAGGGAAGAAGTAGATGCAATACTTGCTAAGGACTTGGCGAGATTTGAACGTGGAGTTCTTAAATATTGCCCTACTGCTGGCGATAAGCAAGGTTGGATGGATGCTCTTGTCAGTTTCAGCTTTAACGTCGGGCTTGGAACTTTACAGCGCAGCACTTTGCGACAAAAGCATAATCGAGGTGATTACCAAGGTGCAGCAGATGAGTTTTTGAAGTATTGCAAAGCTGGCGGGAAGGTCTTAAAAGGGCTAGAAAATCGCCGTAAAGATGAACGAGCTATTTACATAGGGGTTTAACATGGCAACTAATTTCAAGATTACAAAAGGCGAGTCTAAAAAGCATGAGGCCGCTGAAAAGAATTACGTAGTAGAAAAAGACTTTCAAAAAGAAATGAAACGAGTAAACGAGATACACAAAGAGCTAAAAGAACATGAGCGCAAGTCTATGTCTGAGGCCCACCCTATCCCTGCTTTGCGTCACAAATAGGCTTCTTTTTGCTGAGATATGGGCTGACGCTGCGATGATTTAAACAATCTTCGCAACGCCACCCACGACATAAGCCAGGCTGTTTATAGCCTCCGGCTTCAGGTTTTTTCTTTTGGCAGGTAGTGCAAAACCGTTTAATCATTAAGCATTACCATTGCCATAATTGCGGCTGCTACAAATAGACAGCAGCCCATTCCTATAAAAAACCCACCAACGAATAAAATATTAGCGAACATTTCCATGATTAGCGTCCTATTGACTCTATTCCTGCAACTGTCATGTGCCTAAATTTTGCCCATTTCTTTTGATATTCTATGTTTTCCGTGGGCGGTATCCAGTTATAAAGTTTGCGCCAACGTATTGTTACGTCTGTGGTTGATGGCGTGTAAACGTAGCTATCAGATAAAACTAAACCATTGCTGGAATGTTTCATAATTACCCTTTCGTCACTAACTTATAAAGTTTGAAACGTCTGTCTTCCGACCATTTGTCGAGGATAATATAACCGTTTCTACGCAGCTCTCCAACCCTTGTGGATAGCTTCATAGTACCTGCTTCGTTTAGCGCGTCTAAGGGGCTTTTCCAGCCTTTCTTGAGGCATTTTAAAATGGCTTCTTGTTGGGTCATAATAAAAACTCCACGATAGATTCTGCAAAGATAATTAGGGACACTACAAACGCTATTGTTAGTTTTGGGTAATTAGTAGTCATTTCCAATCTCCTCTATCTTTAGAATCTAAGGCTAGGCATTCGTAATCTTCGGAAAGCTTGATGTATTTTTTAGCGAGTATTTCGTAGGCAGCTAACAGTTCTGCGTAATCGCTTTTTATGCCGCTAAACTGGCGTTTCATAATGGCTACGTGGGCTAGGCCAGCACCAAAAGTTTCTATCTCAATACCAAGTTCTCGGCCTAGTAATTTCGCATTTTCAGTGTTTACGTCTGCTATTACGCTGTGGATGTCCATGATTTTCCTTTAGTAAAGTCGTGTGCTGCTGAAATGAATATTAAGCTACCTTAATGTTTAGTGTCAACAACTTTATGTAAAAAAAGAAGGCCAACCGCAAATTTCACAAATTGGCCTTCAGAGGGGGTTAAATTGAGTTCTTAATGCGGTAGAAAGAAAGCAGGTGGGTAAACATTAACCAAGCTTTCTCCATGTCTGCCGGATCGTGCTTGATGATTTTGACATTTCCTTGCATATCCACGTACACATTGGCACAAAGCGCGTCAGGAATGCCCAAACCTACCCTGTAAGCCGCCAATTGCATCAATTGTTCGTCGTAGGCTGCGGTCTTATCATCAACCAATTCCTTGGTTTTAAAGTCGATAACAATATCTTCACAATGTAAATCTACCTTGCCACCAAAACCGAGGTCAGACGCAAAAGACTTTTCGGTAATCCAGTTCTGCTGTCCGAATTCTTTAACAACGGCAAAATAGGTTTCTTTGGCAAAGCCAGGCATATCACCTGGGTGTTTATTGAAATAGTCCTCAATAACATTGTGCATCTTTGTGCCACGGTCGGCAGCTTCAGCAGAAGTTTCTTTGCTAACCTGCATAATGCGGCCAAACCAATCTTCCTCTTTTTCACCGTCTAGTCTAGGAACGGTAACGGCAGCTTTTAAGACCTGCTGCTGTTTCCACATATCTAAGCCAGGTGCGGCAGCTACACGCAACACCGTAGTTACAGACGGCACTAGGTCTAGTTTGCGAGCGTCTCGCAGGGTTGTGTCGCGCTCTTTGCCGTTAGCCCCAACGATTGTGTACATTGGGCTTCCGTCTTCTTTTTTATACCAGTGACCGGCCATTATTTAGCCCTCGCTTCAATCATTGCGTCAGCTATTTGGTAAGCTATATCTGCATAATCGTGTCCATTCCAAGTTATATCTTCGTGATAACTTGACATAAGAGATTGCATAAACTTAGCGGCAAAGTAATCGCGCAAGTCCATGCCGCTAAAATTCATATCATTCCCTAAATGATCTTTTCCTTTATGTGGAAATGCTTTCATAATTTCTCCTTAGCGGGCCTACCGCGTTTTTTGCCTATAATTTCTTCTTCTGTCATTACTGGCAGAGTAAGCATGGTTAACTGTGCAAACTCTCCGCAGAAATCATTTTTATTCTTAATTTCAACTTTAGGATACCGTTTACACGACCCAAAATGGTTATCAAAAGCCCAGTATTTACAATCTTCGCATTTCATATTGATCCCTTAAAATGGAATATCGTCGTTCATATTGTCTTCTGACTTTTGAATTTCAGGCTTTTTCTTATCAATCATTTTTCTATATTCAAATGATTTTTTAACCAATTCTTTTGTGCCTTCAGATAACTTTTCAAACTTTTCAGGATCAAAGTTATTAATCTCAAACATAAACAATTCGTTTACGCCTTCAGGTAATCCGGCCTTAATAAACACTTGAGGAACTGGCATTAACGAATCAATTCCTGAAGTACCTGTATTAGTGCGCACAACATTAACCATTGCAAATTGGCCAAGAAATTTCTTAAAATCTATTTGCTCTCCGTCTTCCTGCATTTTTTTAAAATCAAGTTTTAGCCATGATGTTAAATGAAGCCTTAATTTTGCTTTTTCGTGCAACGTTAAGTTGTAATATTTGCTAAGAACATAAGGTTTACCGTTGCTGGCTACCAATGGTTTGCCTTGGTCATCATCACCATGCAACTCAAACTGAAAAATAATCTTGTTTTCGGTCTTAACTTCACCATTCCATTCGTTTTGCGATGTTCCAACGTGCAATATTTTATAAAGCCGACCTAAGTGCATACCAGGTGGGGCAGCTTCGAATTGTTTACCAACTTGTTTAGCGGCAGGGATTGACATTAGCATTTGAGTTTTCCTTAGTTGTGTAGTTAGATTTGCCGCAAGCCCAGCGAATAACGCTTATTTCATCCGGTTCAAGCAGGAATTCAATTTTAGATAGTGCTGCTTCAAGTTGTTGCTCTATTTCATCCATCACAAGCTTTTGATCGTCCATGATTAAAGTCCTTTAGATATACGCCGTAATTCACGGCAAGAAACAGGTTAAGCTAGTTTAATTGACTAGTCAACAGTTATTTGTTAATCTACGTTAATGAATGATTCCCAAATAATTGACTTGCTAGGTGGCCCAACTGTTATAGCCAAACAGCTAAACATTAGCCCGCCGGCTGTGTGTGTATGGCGTAAGAACGGGATTCCGTTGGACAAGCGGGTATATTTGGCTGCTGAGATAGAAAAGCAGACAAGCGGCAAAATGAGCCGCAAAGGTATGTTCCCTGCTAACTGGCGATATATATGGCCTGAAATATAGTACATTAGTAAAACACGTCTCCTTCGTGTTTTGCCTCAAGAATGTACTTGAGGTTTTTTTTTAGTTCTGTTAATGTCCGCTTGTCTATGTAGCGGCATAGCAAAGATCGAAGCCCTTAAAGCTTTGGTTCTCTACCCTTACGGGAACGTGCCGCTACACGCATGAGAGCCAAGACTTTAGGGGCTTTTTGCATTTAGACCGTACTGGTCACGTTAGCAGAGAGCCTTGTAGGGGCTGCCACCAAGAAAACCTATGCGCCTACTGACAAGACAGCGCGAGAACTTACTACGGGTATCTCAGGAACAGAGGAATAATGGTGGTATGGCGGCTAGGCGATCCGAAATCGTCCCTCTGGAAATTGAACGTAGTCCTTCGGGAATAGTAGCTTGCAAGACTTTACTTTATCGACTTTACTGAAGCAGGTAGCTAAATTAGGTGAGCACCACCTAATTGTCTTGTCCTATGTCTGAAACAAAATAATAAAGTTACTTAAATTAAAGAAAGTGCTTGACCTAAACATTAAGCAGACTTAATAATATACACAGGAGGAAATATGTTTGATGAATTCTGGAGTCTTTATCCTAGAAAAGTTAGCAAGCGTGTTGCGCAAAAAGCTTGGCAACGTATGGATAAAGACGAGCAACAATTAGCTTTAGAGGCTTTGCCAGTACATATCAAGTATTGGCGGCTGAAGGAAACAGACACAGACTTTGTTCCGCATGCTGCTACTTGGTTAAATCAAGGCCGTTGGGAAGATGAACTTGACATGCAAGAAAAGAAACCGCCTTCATTGCCGTGGTACTCAGACGAACAATTGACTATGGCAAAGGCTAGAGAGGTTGGCGTAAGCCCGTTGCCAGGGGAAAGCTTTAGCGAGCTTAGAAAGCGGATACAAACAAAGATTAGGGAATTGGCTTGAGTGAGGATTACAGGCATCAATGTGAAGTCCGATTTGTGCTTTTATTGCGGGTAATGGGTAGGCAAAAAATGCTTGATTATTTAGATGCAGTCAAAAAAGAACGCGGCGACAAGTCAAGCGACAAGCTGGCTAAAGATGCGCGAGAACAATGGAACAAAGGTAATCGCGGAGTACATGGAGATTGGCGATGAGTTTAGAAAAATTAGATGAAACAAGGGTTGAACAAGCATTAATAGTATTGAGCCAAACGGATGAACAACACGCATTTCTAGGTGGTGATTTAAAACGCAGCGAGATGGCCTTAAAACAGGTCAAGGCTAAGATATTTTTACTTTCTAGTGGTACGGTAGCCGAAAGAGAAGCAAAGGCCGAGGCAAGCCAAGAATACGCCGAAGCAGTAGATAAATGGGTTGAGGATTACAAGAAATTTAAAATGTTAGATAACGAACGTCAACATGAGATTCGAGTATCTGAAATATGGCAAACATTGTCGGCAAACCGACGGAAGGGTTCATTATGAGAAAGCCGCATTTAGAAAACCAATTGCTTGATTTTTTGCGTCGCGAACTAGAGTTTTCAACAGACAGAGAACTAGCTCAATTGTTAGAATTAGGGTTCCCAACTATCAGCAAAATACGTCACGGCGGGCCTGTTTCTGACCTAATAATATTGCGTATTCATGAGCGTACCGATATTCCTGTGCGAGTAATTAGAGAGCAAATAGAATAAATGACACGAACAGAAATAATGGAACCAGCCAAAGACAATTTAACCTGTGAGAGATATTGCAGCAATTGCAGCCACGTTAAAAAAACAGTCGGCGGGTATTGGAAAGTAGCGGTAAATGGTAAGACGCGCCGTTGGCTTTGTTCACATTGCAGCGCAAAAAGATTAAATGGCAAAAAATAGTGATATCCAAAATAATCGCTCTTGGACACACGTTAAATGACAACAAAAGCACAAAAACAACATTACCAACGCATCGTAGATTTAGGTTGTATTTTATGCAAAAAATTAGGTTATGAAGGTACTATTCCTGAATGCCACCACATTCGACGCGCTGGCGTACGTGATAAATCGCCTGTTATTGGTCTTTGTCCTATGCACCATCGTGGTAGCTTTGGCGTACACGGTATGGGCAGGAAGGCATTTGAGAGGCATCACGAAACGACAGAGGAAGAACTTTTAGCGTGGACAACGGAATTATTAAATGACACCTACCCAGCGTAGTCTAGACGCATTAAGAAAGGCAGATTATTTGCCGGTAGTTGTTGAACGTTGGAACGCCTTTGCAAAGATTCGACAGGATTTATGGGGTTGGTGCGATATTTTGGCGATAAAGAAAGGCGAAGTGTTGGCGGTACAAGTCACAAGCACTAGCAATATGTCGGCAAGAATTAAAAAGATTCAGGATTCGGACACGGTTGGAATAGTTAGAGACGCGGGCATAAGGATTGAGGTGCACGGGTGGTCAAAAAATGCTAGTAATCGTTACGTTTGCAGGGTGGTTGATATATCATAGGAGTACCACGCTTGACATTCCGTTAAGTTAGGTTAATATCTTATTTATACCTTTGCAAAGGAAAAATGATTATGGGCAAGATGGACAGCATGAAAGGTGTTAAGAGCACCACGGGGGCAACACCACCAAAAGGCGCAACAAGCTCTGATATGAGCGGCGAGCGTCGTGGCAAGATTGTTGGCGGCGTTGCTATGGGCAAAGAGGACGATGTTGGTATGGACAAAGAGTTCAATACTGGTCGCACTTCTGGCGTTTGCTACACACACAAGAGAGCAAGTTACGGTCAATGATACGTCTGTTACAAGACAGGGTGCTGGTTAAGCCCAGCACTCGAAAACTTTCCGAGGTTCTGATTGTTACTAATCGAGAGCCATTTAACATGGGTACAGTGGTATCTGTAGGCCCTGGCAAGCGTGATAAGCGCGGGAATATCAGGCCACTAGATGCAAAGCCTGGCGATGTTATCCGATACGGCAACGGCGACTATTTAAAATGGCCGACCGTTAAAGTTGAGGGTGAAGAATTCCAGATTATTCAAGAGGCTGACATTTGTTGGATAGACAAGTGCCAAGAAGCATAACTAGGCCATAGGGCGACAGCTACATATTGTGGGCGGCCAAGAAGCTAAGTGCAACCTAGTTATGTTTGTTTGCATTACCAAGACGCATGACTATTACAGGACGCGAAAACGTAAAGCGGACTAACCTTGAAGCGAGAAGCCGTAAGTTCTAGACACCTTGGCGGTAGCAAGATGGGGAAAATGTAGTAGTCAGCCGTGTTGGGAAAGCGGATGCTGACCAGTTAGCTAAAATGCAAAGGCAGTGCAGCGAGTACCATTATTTTGGAGCTTATATGCCTAAAAAGCACGATAAACCAATAGAGCATAAGACTACCGGCAAAGGTAAGACTTACAACCCGACTGAAAAAGGTGCGGGGATGACCGCCAAAGGTCGTGCTGAGTATAACGCTAAGAATAATTCAAACCTAAAGCCTCCTGCCCCAAACCCTAAGACTAAAGCAGACGAAGGCAGGAAAGCCAGCTTTTGTGCTCGGATGGAAGGCGTAGTCAAGAAATCCAAAGGCCCTGCTGAACGTGCTAAAGCCTCATTAAAGAATTGGAACTGCTAATGGCTACTAAACTAGGACTGTACGCAAACATTCACGCAAAGCAAGAACGCATTAAAGCTGAAAAGGCTGCTGGTAAGCCAGTAGAAAGAATGCGTAAGGTTGGCAGCAAAGGCGCACCAACTAAAGAGGCATTTATAGAATCGGCCAAAACAGCTAAAAGGAAATAATATGCCGCTAAAGCATAGCAAATCTGACAAGGCTTTTAAAGAAAACATAAAGACCGAAGTAAAGGCCGGTAAACCTGTAAAGCAAGCAGTTGCTATAAGTTATGCGGTAAAACGTGCCGCAGAGAAACCTAAGAGAAACAAATAGTTAAGGATTAAAATAATATGTCAGCCGGAGCACCTTTGGGCAATACAAATGCAGCTAAGGGCAAACTGTTTTATGACCAACTGCGTAAGATCGCTATTCAACAGCCTGAGAAGCTACGCAACGTAGCGGAAAGCTTGTTTGCTGCCGCTGAGGCGATGGAACCGTGGGCTGTTAAAGAGTTATTAGATAGGCTTGATGGCAAGGCAGTTCAACAAACAGAATTAACAGGAGCGGAAGGCTCGCCGTTGTTGGCTGGCATACAAGTAACATTTATTAAGCCGCAGCATGAATGAGGCGGTTAGTTACGCGATAAGCAAAGCTGAGTTCCCAGAAAAGCTGTCGTGCTTGTTTGAAAAGTCCAGATATAAGGTTCTATACGGTGGCCGAGGCGGTGCTAAGTCTTGGGGAGTAGCCAGAGCTTTACTTATCCTTGCGGCCAAAGACCAATTGCGCGTCTTGTGTGCCCGTGAATTCCAAACTTCTCTTAAAGACTCAGTACATAAGCTGCTGTGCGACCAAATACAAGCTTTGGGGCTTGAGACTTTCTACGATGTGACGCAAGCCACAATAAGGGGCAAAAATGGCTCAGAGTTTAACTTTGTCGGCCTAAAGAATAACGTTGCTAATGTTAAATCTTATGAAGGCGTTGATATATGCTGGGTTGAGGAAGCCCAAACGGTAAGCCGGTCTAGCTGGAATACCTTGGTTCCTACTATCCGTAAGGAAAAGTCGGAGATATGGATTACGTTCAACCCTGAGCTTGAGACTGACGAGACTTTCCAAAGGTTTGTAGTTCACGCACCAGATAAC